CACCTCCACCAGTAGGGCTTGGTACGTTTGTTCCAATTACAAGCCCAAGGTTAGTTCTTGCAGCAGCAGCGGTTGTTGCTCCAGTACCGCCGTTGGCAACAGGAACAGCGTTCACCAGACCATCGGCAGCATCAAGCTGCCCGGCAGTGTTCAGGTTGTTCGCAAGCTGCGAAAGGTTAAAAGCTTGTGTCATTTATGCGGCTCCATCTCGGGCAAAGGTTTGTTGATTCAAGAGAGTTGAATTGTTGTTGAATGCTGTCGTCAAAATGTAGTTTGACGAACTAGCAGTGTAATCGTATGACGCACCCTGAGCAAGCAAAGCGCCGTTGGCATAAATCTCCAATGACAAAGGGTTGCTTACGAATGGGTAAGTTGTCTGACCTGCTGTCGAGTATGCCGTGACGTTCACTATGTTGGAGGCTGGTACGTTCAAGTTGTTTGGCGAATACAAAATAACGGTCATGTTTCCAGTCAAAGGGGCAGGGAATCCATCAATTGCTGCTCCAGTGATGTTGTAATCAATTTCGTTGATTTGAGAGCCGTTAACATAGATTGACTCGGCTCCGTTTTGAATCGCCCATGTTGTTGGCGTGTATGTCGTGGCGTTAGTCAAAGCAAATGTGTATCGGCTAAATGGCTTATAGTTTGAACCAGCAGCCCGAGCAATGAACACTTGACTTCCAGCAGTTGCGCCAGCAATGGTCGTGGTAAAGGTAATCACCTTTGTCGTGGTGTTGATGCTTTGTACTGTGTACTGCGTTGGTGGACTTGGCAACACAACGTCTGTGAACGTCAACTTGTCGCCCACGTTAACAACTTGCCAAGGCGCATTGCTGTATGTGATGGTGTTGCTGGTGCTGGATGCAATTGTCATGTTTGTCTGGACATACGATGCCGAGGTGCTGACGCCTCGCATATAGAAGACAGTGACAATTTCGCCAGCAGCGCAAGCGTTAGCCATTACCACCGTGGTTGATGTCTCGGAGTACTCTGTTGTGTCCAGCAGAATACCATTTCGGAAAACCAATATCCAGCCAACAGTGTGCGTGTTGCTAAATGTCGTTTGTGCAGCAGTGGCTGAGTAGACGGTTTCTGTGTAGAAGAATTGATCTTGCTCCAAGAACCCGACAACTCGGCCATAGACATCAACAGTCAACTTGGCTACGTCAAAAGATTTTGTGTAGATTCCAGCGCCAAAATTTAAGAACTGCTGCAAGTTAACTCGCATCTGTCCATCGGTGTTGTTTGTAATGGACAGGAATCCATCGTTTTGGTTTGAGCTAGAAAAGCCGTTAACAATTACTTGCCCAGTAGACTTGTCCAAGTCAATAAAACTCTGAACTCCACCAGTAGGGTCAACCAAACCAGACCAAACCGTTGAGTCGTACACAGATGTTTCTGTAGGCACAAAAGCACCGCCAAGATTGACGTAGCCAGCGTTGCCCACGTTAAAGCTGAATTTTCTGTTGCTGCGGTTTGCGTACAACAAATAATTTTGTAACGCTGCACCAAAGTTCACTGGCGACAAATACCATTTGTATAGCGTTGGGTCTGTACCACCGTTGGCCGATACGTTGTTGTAAAGGCCAAAATATGACTTGTTGCGAGGGTCATAACTAAAGCCAGACGTACCAGTGGCATTGTTTGCATAAGCAATTGCCAGCCATCTGTTTTCGTATTGGAATGTCAATGGCCTCCAGTTAAGGACGGCTGACGATCCAGAGAATCCACTTGCGCCAAGGCTGTTGACATATTTGACGCTGAAATACCAATCGCCTTGAGGCAGGTTTGCAATAGTAACAACACCCATAGGCCCGTTTGGTGCATATGGACTTCCAGAAGGGTTGATTGCTGTTGTCCCTGCAAAAAACCTTTGCACTTCAGTAGGTGATGAAAATGCAGAATAGTAAACTTCCGCATATTGAACGATACCATTTGCTGCCGCAACAACTGCAACATCAAAAGAAGGTATTGGAGACGATGGCAAGATATTTGTGACTGTTGGAGCGTACAGCGTACCAAATGTCAGTGGAGAGCCAATGCCCGTATTTGGTGATGGCGTGAACTGAGTTACAGGGATGTCATCGTAGACGGACGGGTTGTATTCCATCAATGTCAATGATGTAGTTAACTGTCCACCTTGCTCAAAGTTTTCAACGACTTGACTGACTCGGAATACTTTTGCAACCCAGCCATAGTTGGTGTTTGTCACGGTCACAAGATCGCCAGCCTCAAGCTGAAAGCCAGAGTAATTGATGGTCAGCTTGACCTGCAAATCTTCGCGTCCAGACTCAAGGAATCGGTTTGCCAAGTACTGCGCCCGAACGCTGTTGTTTACCAGAGGCAATGCGATTGATTGCTTGTTGACAGGTTCATTTGGGTACATCAAAGAAGGGTTCAAAACGGCCAAGTTGTATGTGGCTGTGTTGAAAGAATCATTGTCTGCGCCGTCAGGGAATTTGACTTCAGCAATGTTGTAGCTTGACACCATATCCAATGGCGTGACCTGAATGGACGAAATGATGTTTGAGTCATTTAAGGCCATCGCATACGAATATGAAGGCGACTGAACAATCACCCCCCAAAGACCCGTGATTTCGTTGTACTTCAGCAAGCAATCGCAACAAGTTGCCATTGATTGCAAGTTATTCATGATGGATTGATTTGTATCAAGAACACCATCAAATCGAAATCTTGCTTGAGTAGCCGTACCACCACCAGATGGCGTATATGTGTACAGACCAGCACTGTAGGTATTCAATGCCGCCAAGCTACCTGTGTCAACGCCAGCAACTGGAATTGCTGCGCCATATCTTGTTGATGTCAGGTAGTCGTAAAAACAATCACCGGGAGCGTGGCGGCTGTTGGTAAGTTGGAAGTTGGTTACCTGAAGACCAGTTAAGTTTGCCTCTGCGTTGTATGTAATTTTTAAAATTGCAAAAACGCAATTTGACATCAATTTTGTTGTGTCCCACTGGTAAGTCAACAAAGAATCTTGCATGACCTGAATGGCCGTCAAAGATGTATTGACCCCAGAGGAAGAGCCATTTCGATACAAGTACATGAACATCTTGCCATCGACATTTGTTTCTTGTACACCAGTTGATTCATCAAGCAATGCAACAATTCTAGTTGTATCAGTAACATCAAATATGCACTTCTTGCCACCGAAATAAATATCGCCAAACGTGAAAGTATCTGGAGTGCCGCCAGTCTCAGTGTTGGTTACTTCAGCAAGAGAAATAACATAGTACAAATTTTGATTGTCTTCGGTGATGCTCAAGTCGGTGATGATTCCACCAACATAAGCTGAACCGTAAATGACTGGAAGCTTGTTGTCGCCAGCAGGAGGAACTTGAGTTCTATTGCCGGGGTTTTCCGCGCCTGTGTTGATGTTTGGCGCAAAGGCTTTACTGATGATTGTTGAGGCAACAATGTTGATGGCAAAAGAAGCCATTGCGTAACCAGTAGCCCCAAGCGCAGCGGCTGCTAAGAGAGCATCACCAAAAACCGCTCCAAGTACAATTGATGCTGGCATATTAGATCACCCAAAATTCTTCAAGCTTTTGAAACCCATACCGACCGTAATCAAGGTTTGGACTGTTGACCATTTTACTGATAAAGAAGTTTGTCACACGCCCTTCCTCTTTCATCTTTATGGCCTCTTCAAGGTACTTTGCAAGCAAACGATAGCCTGATGTTCCGTTGCGACATTCTTGCTTCACAAAATAAGCAAACTCTGTCAAAAAGAAATGCTTGGGCGACCACAGACTTGGCATCACTCCAGCAATCAGAATCCCTTCAATTTGGTCAGTCTCAGCAATCAAAACAATTCCTTGACCTGCTATCAAATTAGAAAGCATTTGCGACACATACCTCTCGTCATCGGCATCAGACAAAAATCCATATGGCAGTTCAGCGCGATACTCCATAAGCAATTTATAGATTGTAGGAATGTCAAACGGCGATGCGTGACGAATGTTAGGACGCATTATTTCTTGACCTTAAAACCAATTTGTTTGGCACTGTCGGCGCTCTACCAAACGCATAGTTGATTGTAGAAATGAAGTTCACGCGATTCATTGATGTGTCGCCGGGGTTGACTGACTGCCATGAATTGTCATTGGTATAGCGCCCAGAAGTCCTGTTCTGCAAGATCAATTGAAAGCTGGATGCACTCAAGGTCACAGCACCAGCATATTGCCTTGCCTCTTCCATCCACTGTTCAGAGATTGAAAAAGAGTTGACGTAACCATTGAAGTACTGATAAAGCCCGTTGCCACCAGTGGCAAGTGTCCACGGAATTTCAGTCTCGGAATTATTCTTCCAATCCACCGTAAAAGAACTGTTGTTTATCCAGTTGGCATAGCTTAGTGTCAGAAGCTGATTGTTGTCATTGAAAAAACCATGCCACAACTGAATCCGCGAGCCTTTGATGTTTGAGCTAAGAACAAGTCCAAGCATCGCAGTGTCAATACCAACCAGTGTGATGGTTGTTTCATTGGCCGTGCTTTTAATGTCTCGCTGTGCCGAACTTACTTGAATAAGTTGACCAAGCGCCGTGAATGTCCCAACGCCAGCAACATTGATGGTGTAGGGTGCTGTTGAAAAATAATAAGTGCCTGAAGGCGTTGTCAACTTAAAGAAATCCGCATAGCGAATTACGTTTGTATTTACAACTGGCAAGATTTCGTTCATAGCACAACCTCAACGGCGCTAAATTGGCCGTCCCATTGGATAAAGCTGTCGTTTGTCATTGGAACCAGAGTGTAGGTTGGATACTCTCTCAACACAACAGGGAATGTCACGCCAGTGTACGCAGTTGCTCCAAGTATCACAGTTCCAAATTGACCAATAACAGCGGCTACAGGAGCCGTGACGGTGCTTAAAAGAGTGCGGTGGACAGGAATGCTAACTGTTGTCAAAGCGCCTCTGGTGACGTTTGCAGTGGCAATGTAGGAGTAGCGGCCAATCTGAATGAAGTCGCCAACCTTGACGATGAACGATCCAGCACTGATGGCCGGCAAAGAGCCAAGAACAATGGTCTTGTTGGCAGACGATGTTTGCACCTGACAAGCAATGATCTGAGCTTGAGTCATGTCGCCTTGATAGCGAATGTAGTTCAGCCAGCCAGTGGAGCCAAAATTCATGTACTGCTCTGTGATTCGATCAGCCTCTCGCAAGGTAGAAAGCACCCCACGGTTTTGCGAGTACAACAAATAATTCATTGGCCTGATGCCAAACTGAAATGGTTGGACCGTCAGAATTTCCGAGGTGCTGATTCGCATATTCCTCGACATCATCTGACCTGCAAACTTGTGGTCGTTGATGCTGACAGACTCAGCCACAGAAAGAATTGTTTGAAGACTCATAATTTATCCAATCTTTCACTTAGCTGATGCGGTACAGGATGAACGTGTTTGCCGCAGTACGCCGAATTCGGAAGTTGGCTGAAATGCCAGTGGCAATTGTCAAAGAGCCTAGCGATGTTACGCCTGTGTTGACAGCCATCGTGATTGTTCCAGAAGCAGTGTTGATAACGGTAAAGTCGTAGCCAAAATCAACACCTATCCACGGGACCAATGTTTCCATAGTCGTGCCAAGAGGCATTGTGACCGTGTATGTCGTGCCAGTTGTGTTGATGATCTGAGCTTGGATGTTTGCGTTGGTCAGTGTTGCGGCGGCGCTAATGGCCGCAGGTGCTGGCGCATCAACAACAATTGCTCCCGGAAACTGCGTGTTCCCAGACGAGTCAACAACCTGACGGATAGTGCCAGCGCCATCAGACAACACAATGTAGCCGCTGGCCGTGCGGATGTCCAAGCCACCAGAGTTGCCTTGGTAGCTGCCGACAACCACGTTGTTGCTGCCCGTAGTCATCAAAGCACCAGAGCTTGCTCCAAGGAACAGGTTTGTAGCGCCCGTTGTTACAGCAGTTCCTGCGTTGTAACCCAGAGCCGTGTTGCTGCCTCCTGTTGCCGCTGTGAGGGCCGCATAACCAACAGCCGTGCCGTTGCCAGCAGTCAGCACATCATCCAGCGCAAAGTAGCCAATCGCCACGTTGTTGCTGGTGGTGCTGTTGCCCCACAGAGCACGGCGACCAACAGCGGTGTTAAGTGACCCCGTGGTGTTGCTGGACATTGCAAGGTAACCGATGGCCGTGTTCTCTGCGCCAGAAGTGTTTGCGTTTAGAGAGGAAGTTCCAACAGCGGTGTTGTTGCCGCCAGTGACAGCTCCGTTCATTGATGATGCGCCAATAGCAATGTTATTGTCACCAGCAGTTGCAGAAGTAAGCGCAGCAGCGCCAATTGCAATGACGCTTGAAACGGTTTGCGCCGCGCCCAAAGCTCCGCTGCCAATAGCTACGTTACTTGCGCCAGTGGTGATGGCATCGGCAGCATTAGCGCCTACCGCCGTGTTGCCAGAGCCTGTCGTAGTCGCGCCCAAAGCAGCACCGCCAACAGCCGTATTGGTAGCCAAGTTAGCCAAGCCTCTACCTACGGTCATGCCATAGATAGTTGCGTTGCCGTTAACTGTGAATGTGGAACTGAATGTAGTCGCACCAGTGAATGTCTGCGCGGTGTTTGCAAGGGTTGCCAGTGTGCCTGTAATGTTTGGCAGCGTGTATTGCCGGGTGGTTGCAGTTGTGATGCCACTCATCACAAACTCAGCCTTCTTGGTGTTGTCAGTTGGGTCTTCTAGTCTGAAGGTGTAGTTGACCTCCATAGCCGTACCAGCAATGGTGAAGGCATTGTCGTAATACTGAAAGTTTGCATCCAAATTAGCAAGAGGAATTGCACTGGTTGCGGTAGCAAATGAATTTGGCACTGGCATGATTTGTCCTTAACGTGACACTGGAATGCTGCGGTTCGCGCTTTGATAAGCAGCAAACACGCCTTGTTTGTTTTTAGCCAAGAACTGAAGTCCCGACTGTGTATCAATGGCGCTCATGTTTTGAATGATCGGGCCATTGTAGTTAATCGTTTGACCGCCCATGCTGGACAAAGCATTGTTCGGGATAACTGTACCCGCTGTTCGTGGAACAAACAACTCAGGTCCACGCTCACCAATGATGTATGGCGTGTTGGCTTCTGCTGGACCACCTTCGGCCAAAAAGCCGCCTAAGTCCATGTTGCCAAAAGCCTTGCCAGTTCCAAAACCACCACCAGAAAAGCTACCAGCAAATGAGCTAAACAAGCCACGCAGCAACGACATGGCTTGCATCTTCATTTCAATTGCTATCAGGCTTTGTATGGTGCTACGAGCAAAGTCCTTCATGTTCAACTTGCCAGTCTTGACAAAGTTGTCAATTGCAGAACTCATGTTGCCCCAAACGGAATCAAAGACCTCCTGTGTGCGCTTCATGGAATCTTCCATCGTCACAAACATTTTTGCCATTTGCTCTTGGCGATCAATTTGGTCAAGATTGAATTGTTTGTCTGGACCTTCCTCGACTTCTTTGCGCTTTCTGGCGTACTCCAAAGAAATCTGAGCAAGACGCTGCTCTTTTTCTGTGGCGTAAATTAACTTGTACTTCAAATCAAGGGATTCCTTTTGGTATTCCATGTCCTTTGTTCTGGATTGATTGCTAGTGCGAATTGTTTGGCGTCTGTTTTCTTCGGCAACTTCGGCATCTGTTTTTTCTTTTTCTGTTCTTAAAAATTCTTCGTATTCAGACATCATTGTCTTGTTGCGAATCTGCCGCACCTTTTCCGCAGTTTCAGCGGAAATTGCAATTTCTTTGCTTTTGAAAATTGCAAGGTTTTGAGAAGTAGCACGACCATCTTCTTGACGGTTCTTCTCATTCATTTCTCTGCGAGCATCCTCCAGCTTTTTGGCTGCTTCAAGCTCAAGCATTTGTATTTCATTCAAGCCTTGCTTGGCAACTGCAAATTTGGCTTCTGCTTCAGCCTTGGCAACTTCATCTGCTTTGCTCTTGAGCATTCCTTTGTACTTGTCGTACTCGTCAATTTTCTCTTTGGCACTTCCAACAGCTTTTGATGCAGTAGACCTGTTTTGAAGACGTTGAATTTCTAGCAAGTTTTCTTTGCTTGCTTGCAAGGACGCCAATGTTTTGCGCCAGCCTCTTGCAAAAACAGTGTCTTCCTCTTCTGATGTTCCAGAAAGTTTTTGCTTGATGTCAGAAATTTGCTTATCAAGAGCATCAAGAGTTTGAGATTGAGTAGGGCCAGTCAAGAACTCCTTGAACTTTTCCCAATAGTTGCTCATTGCAGTCGTGACTGTCTTCCACGCACCCTCAAGAAAACCAAGCTCACGGCGTTGCTGTGCAAGTTTCGTATTCAGGGCAACAGCCACAACCTGCGCGGCCTCTTGCTTTTTATTCGCCTTCTCCAATGCTTCAATCTGCTTGTATTGCTCAAGCGTCAAAAAATTCATTTCCTTGTTAAGCGACTTGGCCCCTTCAGCCGTTCCACTTAATCCACCCTTGAGTTTTTGTGCTGCCTCTGTAGCAGATACACCTGCAATTTGCGAATAGGTGATGATTGCCTGAGTCACTGCGTTTATTGATTCGCCAGTGAATTGACCAGACGAAATCACGGCCATCAATGCTTCCTTGGTTGTGCCAAGGCTTGCATTGGTTGCGCCGCTTAATGTGTTTGCCAGCTTTTGGAAAGACGCTTCAGTGACCCCTGAATAATTGCCAGTCAACGTAAGAGCATCGCGCAACTTATCCAAATCATCTGCTGCTTGATATGCTGCAATGGCAACACTCCCCAAGCCAACTGCAACAGCGCCAAGGCCAACAGTGAATGGCGTGAACAATGTGCCGATTGCTCGGAACATATTTCCAATACCGCCCATCACATCTTTCAATTGACCACCTTGCTGCAAGATGGCAATGAACGGGCTTTGACCTGATGCGATCTGCGTCACCAAGTCAGTTGTTTGATAGGTCAACTGAATCTTTTGCTGCTCGTTCATCTTGAACTGAGCATTAGTAGCGTTCTTGGCAGATGAAGCAATCTTGTCGTAAGCAGCCGCTTGCTGCAACAACCTGTCCTTCATGTCCTTCGTGGCATTCATAAACCTGCCAGAAGTAACCTCGCGCTGGATCAACTCTACCTTTGTAAGAGCTTTGCCGTAGTCATCTGTTGCATGAGCCAATGCCTTCAACTCACCAGCAGCAGCGTTGGTATCCCTGCGAATGGCGTTTTTCAGCTTGGCGTTTTCTGAGATGGCCTTATCAATAGATGCCGTAAATTCAGCAGTATCCAGACCAAGGACAACACCAAGTCGGGCAATGTTTTGTGATGACATTATTTCTTCCTTCGCGCCAGTTTCTTGGCGTATTCAGGGATTCTGACCGCCAACTGAGATTTTAGTTCAGTAAGCACTGTTTGAGAGTTTTCTTGCAGTGCAGGGCGCAAGAATGGGTTAGCCCCCATCCTAGATGTGCCAAACTCGTTTGCAAGCGATA